GCCGTACTCCATGTTAAGGGCTGATAACGCGTTGATCGCGCCGGATGCCTTCCGGTTCAGAATGTACATATTTTCCCCGCCTTCGGCTTCGAACTGTTGCCCGTTTGACCCGGTGAACGTCACGCCCCCGGCTGCATGGCTAGGGCCGTATACTTGTCCACCCTTTGCGTATTTCTTAACGCTCGTTTTGATCTTGGTGTCCGGCTCTTTGGTCTTGTTAATGCTCATAACGTTCTTCATACCAGCCGCCACTACGATAGCCGCCTGCGCAATACCCCATATACCGCCCTGCGCCAAAGCTTTAGACGCACCCAAATAAGTATTGATAAGCGCCTGCGCCGTGGCAAATGCTTTGCCCGCTGCACTCTCTTCGCCTAGTAAGCTAGAGAGCTGTCCGGCTGTGCCGGCTGCCATTTCTAACTGCGCGTTGTAGTACTTCCGTTTTGTCTCGTCCTTCATGATCTCGTAACGTTCAACTATGGAGGCCGTCTCCGCTCCGATCGCTTCCGCGTTCGCGATCTCGGCCGCCTTCTGTGCGTCCAGCCGAGCCAGCTGGCTTTCCAAATCATTGCCTAGTTTCATGTCAGCTAGCGCGCGGTCGTTCGCCATGTTGAGAGCTTGACGGTCTCGCTCCTGCTGATCTTCCTCGTCCTTCCGCGCCTTGACCTCCGCGGCGTATTCCAACTCGAGTTGGCGAACGTTGTTAATGTATTCTTGCTCACCTATAAGACCCTGCGCCCGTCTGTACGTCTCAATCTCTATCTTTTTATCGTTCACCGCTTGCAGTTCTTGCAATGAGATTTGAGCCCCTTCTATTTCGCGCTGTGCTATATCCAGCTGCATCGCGGTAACGGCTTCCGAGTATTTCTTCATTTGCGCGTCCTGCGCGGCCCTGATAGCGTCCTGCGCTTTCTTTTGCGCGTCTGCTTCACGCTTCGCTGCGTCCTCGGCTGCCTTCGCCGACTTTGCCGCCGCCGCTTGTGCCGCTTGTGCCTGCTTGTCGCGCTCCTGTTTGATAAAGCCGGACGCCTGCCCCGCCATTTCTTTCTCCTGTGTAGCGTAACTTGCTTTAGCCGCTTCCAGCGCTGCAAGGGCTTCTTGTTCTTTCCGATAATCTTCGTCGCTTGTATATCCTAGCTGGTTCTCGGCTTTGATTTGCTTGTATTTAGCATCCAGTACCGACAACTCTAGATCACGCATGGCGTGCAATTTCTCCCTAGCCTGATTCAGTAGCTTAGTACGTTCCGCCGCTGATTTGTTTTGATCTGCTGCCAGCGTCTTAAGTTCTTCCATCTCGCGTCGCATTCGCGCCATCGGTACAAGTGCCGCCGTTTCAGCTTGGTAAATCTTCTGTGTTTCGCCTGCCAGCCGTGCACCTTCCGCCGCTGCCCTCTTCGTCTCCTCGCTGATTAGCCCCAGCTTATCCAATAGCCGCGTAACGCCTTTAGCAATGTTCTCAAGCACGAACGCCACCCCTTCAAACAATCCGGTTATCCAGTCCAGCAAACGCCCGAAAATCACCTTAAACGGGGCGAACGCCGCCTTTAAACTAGTCGCTAACTCGCTGTTGCGTTTCATCAGCTTCTCGATGATACCGATAAGAGTTAAGACGAGCGACACGACGAAAATGATCGGGTTGGCCTTTAACGCTGCGTTGAACGCCTGAACCCCGGCTATGCCGCCTTTCATTTGCCCTACCAGCGCACCAGTGCCCCCGGTTAGTCCCTGCGTTTGAAGTATGCCATCCTTGACGCTCTCGGCGTAATTACCGACGTTACGGCGGTTGTCGCCTACCGACTTTTCCAGCTCCTTGAGTTTGTCCGATAACGATTTAGTCTGCTCGGTTAGGTCTTGCCCCTCCTTGCTGGTAGTCCGTTGCGCCTCGCTCATCTTGTTAAGCTCTGTGGTGTTCTGCGCCAACTGTGCACGCAAAGCGTTGACGCTCGTGGCTTCACTGTCGAGAAGCGTTTTTGTAGACTTGATCTCGGCGTTATTCTGTTTGCTGGCTTCCTTGTTGTCTAGGATCGCCTTTTGCGTCTCGATCAGAGACTTATTCAGCTTCTTAACCGTCGCGTCGTACTTGTCTTGTTGTACAAGTCCGTCCGCGTAGTTCTGATTTAACGCGTCTAGCTCCTTCTTCTCGGAAGCGTAGGCCGCCTGCAAATCCTTTTTAGTCTTTGCAAGCGCCATACTCTTGGCTATTAACGCGTCCAGCCCTTTTTCGGCTTCAGACGTGCCGAAATTAAGGTCTAATAGTGTTACTTGATCCGCCATATTAATTTACTTTAAATCCATTTTGTACAAAGATAGCTTACAATTCCCGGTTGCTACGTCATATTCGCCTAAAGATTTGATGTAGAAACAGCTATTCAGCTGCGAAAAGTAGTAAGCGTCCCCCAATCGTAGGTTTTCAACGTCCGCGTATTCTAGTTGCGCCTTTATTTTCACCTGTATTCGCGATTTAAACATCTTAAAATGTCGGTTTATATACGAGTAATAAATACCCCCTACATAAATAAACGGCAAACTCGGTGATGGAGCGGTGAATATGCTAGTAAGTCCCAGTTTCGGAAATATCATCCGGTCATAAGTGAACTTGACGCCAGACTTGTACGCTTCTTTAACGGGCGTCACCGTGCCCGGCCCGTTGCTATAACTGAATTGCGTAGCGTCCAGGCTGCACACGTATTGATCCGCGAACTCGTCCGGCACATCTACCGTCTCGACGCTACGTAGTTTGTCGCTCCAATCGTGTATATGTGCCCATGCCATCGATGTACCGTCCCGGAGATCGGCGTCTACTATTGGCTCTACGCGTAACGTACTGTTTCGGTAAATCTTCCGCCAGTGCCATGCCGTACACATATCATCAACTAGCTTTTTTACGTCGTTATAAGGGAAGTCCGCGGGTTGAGAATAAACGTTTTGAGACGCGGGCGCAATTTCCAAACTATATATTATTTTACCGTCCCCGCAACTTATAACTTCTTCCGGCGAGTAGCCGTCAGGAAACTTAAAATAGTCGTCCCGGGTCACACCCCCGATAGTTGCGGATAGTTTCATGTAGGAATCCGTTTTCGGGTACATAGTCATATTAACGTTTATAGCGGACATGTAAATCCAAATCCGGTCTGATATTTGCCCCGAATACGCCAATGATCTACCCAAACCCGATGCCGCCCCCTGCAACTGTATCGGCGGTTTGCTGGTCGGAATAGACGCGCCAACATACTCTACGATCATTACAATCTGTCGGCCTTGTCCTGCCGATAGTAGGAAGCCGGGAGTTATGCCCCCCGTGCCGTTCCCAAAATAAGAGGCGTTCGTGTAGATATTAGCGTTATCCATAACAACGGTAGCTTTTTGAGGGTATACGTACCCTCCGCGTCCCTTAGTGTAGTTCTGCGGTACTAGCTTTGTCGATCCCGTCGCTACATCTCCCTGCCATGTAAGATCGCGTCGTTTCACGATAATGGATGCTTGTTGCGATAAGGCGTCGGGCACGGCCATACCTGTGTTGTATTCAGGGTTAATCGCCGGGAACGTCATTTGCGGGAACGTGACGTAGCGCCTTACTAGCTCGGAAAGGTTTGCCGCGCTGATGGATAGCGCCCCATCCTGCACCGTACCGTAAACAGGCGGCGCGGATATAGGTAAACTAACGTCTGACCACTTGTCCGGACTCTCTATCAAGTTGATCGTGTATTCCGTTTGAGACGCTGATACCTTGGCGTAAAACTGTGTCGGCTCATCAGACACATAAGCGTAATACTTGAACGGGATAGACGCTATCAGCACCTCGGTTACATAATACTCACAGTTAAGCAAGCCTTTGTTAAGCCCTATGAACGTCCGGTCATTGTTGGGCGTTCTGGGCACTTTTACCGTAGCACTGAACGCTACGCTATCCCCGGTCATAGTAACCGGGGAAATGTTGTTTAATGTGATCTTGACCGTTGCGTTATCCAGTCCGTCTATGTCGTAACCGTTAATTCTTAATGATACTATTTTCATTTTATCCCTCCTGTTCAATTAAACAAATTGCGATCTCATGCGTAGTCGTGTTCTCGATTCTCAACTGCCCGCTGCGCTTTGCACCCGTATTGTTCGGTGTATCGTACTTAACGGCTACAGCGGTTTGCCCGGCCGCTCCTGAGGTAGGCGAAATGGATACCCAGCTAGGCGCACTACCCATAATCCAAGCATTTCCGGATGTTGCCACCGCGGGCACGATTTGATTCCCCCCGGCTTTAGAGCCCGACACGCGCAACGGTAATATTTTGATTGAAGCTGGCGCGCCTGCTTGGTTTACAGTAACTACTGCTATATTTCCGGTTAGATCATTATAGAACGTTATTGTTCCGGTTCTAGCGGACGAGCCTGCCGGTAAGTTATCGGCGATCGTTAACGTTACTGCGGTTGTTCCGTTCGGGCCTGCGTACCTGCTTGGTGCGATCCACGGGTCACGGGCTGATACAGACCAGTTACCAAATGATGTAACGTTCACAGTTACCGGGTGTGTTAGGTAATCTACGTTAAACGTCGGTGTGTCTACTGTTATATTGCCCGTTGCGCCCGCCTGCTTGATTGGTATTGTATATGTAGTAGACCCTGCTTTACTTTTCAGGACTATGTTACCCGTTCTCGGATTGCCCGTGTTGGCGGTTACCGTTGCGGTGAGATTAGACGTACCTGCGCTCCCTGTGAGATTAGTCACAGTAAGCCAGCTAGGCTCGCTCTGCACCTCCCATGCCGTATTACAGTATATGCTGTTAACCAGTCCTTCCGTATACGCTGGGCCGACCGTCCACGGGTTTTTCTGTGCTGTAAACACGATTGACGGTGCGGGCGGCTGATCCGGCGCTAGTGGGAGCATGTAGTTGTCTTGTAGTTCTGTTGTTTTGAATCTTACTTGCTGTCTGTACGTCTTGGTACTGTTTGACCAGCGTGCACCCGTGTCGCCTGAAACTTCCGCCCTAAACCGTTTCGATTGGTATTGATTTATACCCGGTATGTTCAACTCGAACACTACGTTTGAAGAGACTAACAACTCTTGATACACATTGTACCACTCTTCGCCATACTCTAGGTTTATGGTGATCTCCGCTTGTTCCGTTACGCCTCCACGACCGCGGATCGACGTAAACTTATTAGACCAAAAGTAATCCTTAAATGCAGCCCAAAACCATTGCCCGTTCCGCATGTTCCATCTAGCGCGCAAAGCACATTGAAGCCCGGTATCATAGACAGCGTCAGACATTAGGCGATCCTCATAGTTAATCACCTGATCCAGCCCGTTACCCCACACGTTTTTTATAGTTAGCCTCTTAATATACGTTATGTCGATAGTGTTTCCCAGTACATAGGTGGCAGGGAATATAACATTACCGGGCGCACCCGTCACGGGTTCAACCTCAAGGAAAAGCGCATCGGACGGGTGTATAACGTAGGGGAAGAATATGTCTAGTGTATGCCCCGGTATACGCGGTTTCGGCGGTTGGGGAAGAGAGGCATCTACTCCTAGCGTGTCCCAGTATGTAAGATCGCAATGGAATACCGGAATAGTTATATAGTCCGCCGGATCATCAACCCAAAACAATAGTTCTTGCTGCATAAACCACGGCGTACCCTGTGACTTGTTACGGTCGGCGCGCTTAAGCAAAGGGGCGGCAAAAGATAGGTCTATGTCCATCCCGTACTGCTGATATGGCAAAGTTACGGTTTTAACCGCCAATCCGCTGTTCCTCACAGTAATATTAACAGGCTCGTTTGTGCCCGTTGTCACCTTCGCCATTAGCGGTCGGGTAGCCCACACGGGTAATTGCCCGTCATAGGTTTGGCCGTCGGTTAGTGTTACATCTGCTATCGGTATATATATGTTCATTATTTAATATTTAAAGTGTCAATAATAGCATATCTAATTATAGTTACTATCTCGTTTTGCAACTTCAAGACCCTTGCAGGGTTGAGGACGTCAGAGACTACGCCGCCGGGGTTGTGGCTGTTCGGTACCTTGATCCCGGACTCTCCGATAGCCTTCGCGATCGGGTATGCGGCGGTTAGCGGTATGTTCGCGCCTTGCCTGTTCTTGTCCTCGATCCATTTACGTATGATCCACAACGGCGGGCGTTTTCCTGCTATCCTTCCGCCTTCCATTGCACCCACATAACGCGGTGCGGTGATACGGGCGTTATTGCCGCCTTCAACCAACTTTAGCTCCTTGGCAAAGTTACCGGATGCCATAAGCCCTTTAGCCTTGTAAGACGCTTCTATGTCGTCCCGCAGCTTGGTTAACAGTACCTCTATTTCCGTCATTGGGTCTCGTTTCATTATTCAGATAGATTTAATGTTATTTCCCAGCCCGATTTGGGACTGTCGTAAATGTTTTGGCGCTTAACCACCGCCGCGCCCTCGGACTCGTACAGGCAAACCGCCTTCTTCGCTATGTCGGTTATGACGGTGAACGTCCTATCCAGTACGTCTATCTCGGACGAGCTGTCAGTTTCGTAGTGCGAAGTCCCCAGCACCTGTATAAGCACGGAGATCGAGAATGCCTCGGCGGCGTAGTCATTGTAGTCCTGCCTTCCTCCGGGCACGTCAACAAAGATAAAATCGCCCGTTATATCGTTTGCCAGTCGATTACGTGTAGATTCATCTCCGAAGAATACGGGAAGCGCGTGTTGCGCCCCCCATGTTCCAACCTGGTCTAGTATCCCTTTAAAAGTCATATTGAGTTTTTACGTTGTTGTCGTATCCCGGCTCGTTCACATCTGTAATAGTACGTTTGCCCGTCCACGATTTATCTACTGTTTGGTTATACGAACCGCAAAGGGTTATGTCTCCGTATGCGCTTAATGTACCTGCGCTCACCTCGGCGTTGTCCTTCATTGTGAGTGACCCGCTCACGGACAACACCCCCGACATAACCGCGTTATCCTTCATAACTAGATCGCCCCCGGACGACCCCGCGGCTGTAGGGGTAAACCTGGCGTTGTCGGACAAGTATATATGCCCGTTCAAATCAAAAGTTCCCAGGACGGCGTACGCGTTTTCGGTCATCTTCAAGTTTCTGATATGACTAGACGACGTGGTTCCCGTAATGGAAGCGTTGTCCCTCATGTAGGCGCAACCGCTGATAGTTATGCCCGACATAGCAGCATTACCTCCAAAGTAGCCCGTTCCAATAATGTTAGCATCGGTGAGTGTAGCGTTATCCTCTACACGGATATTGCCTTTCATAAGAACGGCCTTTTTTCCTGTGTTCACGATCTTACAACCGCTTACATCTTGCGTACCGTGTTTCCCGGTGTTACCGAATACGTTCGTACCTGCGAAGTCAAACTCACCGTTGAAATATGCATCCTTGTAAATGGTTGTGCCATACCCGTTAGATGGATTGCCACCCAAAAATTTCAAGGAGATTACACTAGCCAGCGATCCGACCAGGGGCCCCCAAAGATTTGTCGCTTTGTGATAGATGCGGTACATGCCATCAACCTCCGAACTAACCAATACTACGTTAACGTTAGCCGTAGCTTTGCCCAAATCAGCTTGCGCCTTCGCGAAATCAATGTTCTTGTAAGTGTTGGCTATTTGTGCGTGGTGATAAAACCTGCCGTCCGGAACGTTACAACCTTGAAAGATGAAAGGCATGTTAGCGGTTTGCGCTGCTGCCAGATCTGGAAAAACCGTAGGTGATACAGCGAAGTTGTCACAGTCTGTAACCTGAATACAGTCGTGCGCGCCAGCAACTCTGGCTGCTAATATACCCGAGGCCTGTAGGTTCTTAACGTTGATATATCGTCCCGCTACCAAAACGTGGTCTGCGGTTGAGTCTATCGTTGCGGTCGATCCGATTATTTGTACTAATAATCTATACACCCTACCGTAATTCGCCGGAGCGTTAAAAGACACTTTGGAATTTCTGATGATCGCTTCCGGATACTTTGCGCCGGATGTTATTGTATAAGACGCGCCGGGTTTTATAATTGATGCCCTTGCGCCCG